TCCCCCCTTGGGGGAGTCAGTGGAGCATTAGATTTCTATTAATTAGATTATCCCTAACTAATTATTATTTATTCTCTCTTATTATTTTTATGTCTCGCCCCTTTTCTTTCGGGGCATTTCTTTTTTCTCAAGTAATGTATGTGCAAATCAAGTATAAAAATCTTTCTGAACTGTTGTTGTAACCTGCTTGAGTATGTGAGTGAGAGTTGATAGCGTTATTACCGTCTGTTTGTGTTGTTCTAAGGGTAGTGGAAAAAATGTAAGGTGAAGCGGTGAAGGGTTTCTGTGTAACTGTTGTCATGATTCTCTGTGAATGTATTGTGTGAAACTGGTATTTAAGCTTTTTGGTATTTGTGTCATGAGTTGTTGTCATGTGTCTCTGGTTATAATGTGTGTGGTAAAGGTTTAAAAAACTTTCGGTTTGTGAGTGGGTATTATTGTTGAGTGTTTGTGTTTGAGCTAGGTTTTGTGTTTGTGCTTGTTGTGTTATTGGATTGTTGGATTGTTGTATCATTGTTTGTCTGTTTTGTTCTTATCTTACTGGGATTATTTAAAGCTTTCTGTGACCTGGAAGGTGAATAGGATTTAATAGAGAGAAAATTTGGAATGTGAAAAGTATGTATGATTTCTAGTGACGTGGGGGGTTCGGATACCGGGGTGTCCCCTCCCCCCCGGGTACCCTCTTGCCTAGCTAGCGTAGTTTGTATTTTTCTAAGGGGGTATTCTGACCGGGTCTAGGGTAAATTTCATGTAATACGCAACGGTGACTCCATTTTTTTCATGTAATACGCAACGGAGTACCCTTTTGTTTTCAGTCACTATTCATCAAATTGTTATGAACTGTAACAAAGTTACCTATTTATTTTCGCTTTATTAAGTCAAATTGTTATGATAGGTTTTGCGAACGCCTTGGGTTAAGGCTTTGAAATTATTGAAATTCAATACGCCTTTTTAGTATACCGGTTTAAATAAATGAAAAGTGTTTATGTACAATTATTAGTCTGACTTGAAGTAGTCTTTGAATAAGTCACTGAAGATTTCGAATGCTTTTTGAACTGCCCACTTTGCTTGGAATACGGCAAATGGGTCATGTTCTGGATTCATGTAGTCCAAATTATCTAAGGCGGAGTCAACATACATTAAGGCGTAGAAGATGTACATTTTCTTTTTCTCATCTGTCTCTTGTTTGTATAACTCTCTAAGTAAGGAATCTAATCCTAGTAGTCTTGATCTTAGGTTTTGTTTGAGATCAGTAGAAGTTTGTTCTAAATAACTCCAAGTTGAAGAGAACTTTTCATGGGTTTTCTCAACTATGTTTTGGGTATTCATTTTATCACCAAGATAAGAATTATGAGAAGTGGTATTTAAATCTTTTGGGGGTATTCTTTAAGTATAATAAAGGTTAAATCGATAAACGGCATACTTGAGTTGTTCTTTGGCGAATGGGATAAGTGTTTCAGGAATGACATAATCAATTTGATTATAAACTGAATCTACGAATTCCAAAGCATACTTTACTTCCACTTTTCTATTAATGTCATACTCAAGTTCAAATAACTGGAGTAATAAGTTGTGTAGCTTTCGTAGTCTTATTCTCAGTTCTTCAAGAGTAAACTTGTGAGGTTTTTTTAGAAGGGAGAAGATACTAATGAATTCTTCTCTTATGGCTTTGATAAGTGATTCCATGTTAGAAGAAGTAAAGGAAAGAAAACCTAAATTTTTTAATTAAGGAAAAAAGACTTAGCTTTCAATTTCATCATACTCATCTTCTATTGTTTCGTCAAGAATTCTTCTGGTAATTTCTTCCTCTATTTCCTCTGGAGTTAACTTAATCTCAACTGGGGCTTTTTCTTGGTATTCGTTAATCATTTGTCTGTAAGTTGGTTCATTATTAGACTTTGGTCTTTCTTCTGGGACAACTGGGTTTTCTTCATCCATTTCTTTGATTATGGGAACTTTATAGTTATTCCTTATTCTATCTAATAGAGTGTTAATGGGTATGCTTAAGTTGAGTTGTAATGCTTTGTCAAGTGACATGTGATAAATTCCAAGTTGTTCTCTAACGTAATCGGAAACTACGGCGTCTATTGCGATTTTAGTCAATCCCACTAGAGAACCATAATACTCAGTTAAACCGATTAAAAAGTCTCTGTTATGTCTATACTTGCGGGAGAAGACTATCCTATCAATGTAATACTGTTCGAAATGCTCAACATACACATCAGAATTCCATGTTGGCAATGGATAAATACCATCATCAGAAGTGAGATAAATCTTGTAAATTTTAGGCTGTTTGGTAACGGCGTTTATAACAAGTTTGTTAAATTCTTCATTATCAATTGCCTTATCGGGACCTTCTTCACTGACAATTTCAAGTAAGGTTAAGAAGTTTTTGTACTCTGGGTATAACTTAAGGTATTCATCATACCATTCTTTTAATCCGTTTATTACATCACTGAACTTTGTTTCCATACAGTTCACCGTATAAATGTTATGAGAGAATACTATTTAAGTCTATTGGTTCAATTGTTTCTATGTATTTTTCCCATGTCTTTCTGTATTCTTTATGTTCTTGTTCGTCTCTGAACATGCTTCCGAACCAGTGTACGTTGTAAGTATACCTTTGTTTAGTATTAAGTGGTGTGAAGATTTTGATCTGATTTGAAAGCATTCCCATTAACACATTGCTATCTTTTTCGGCTAAAATCTTGTATTGTTGTAAGTTTCTTATCATTATCTTTGTTGGAATTTGTACTCTAACAATTTTACCCTTGGCTAAATAGTTTCCTACGTATTCAATAATTTTTTCGGCAATTGACTCATCAACATTGAATCCTCTTAGCTTTATCATTTTTTCTTGTGGGTCGTTCAAAATGTACTGACCATTACCAATTACAATTGCTTCTCCTACACCTTCTTGTTTTAATTGTCCTAATTGGTCTCCTACTAGTTCAGACTTTATGGGAGCTTTGCTTATTACACTGTCAGTTAAATAACTTATAGCGTTAGGGTCTACGTTTTGGATAAAGGTTCTTCCTAAAGCGGTAATCATTGAAGCGTAAATTACATTCTGGAACTTTGCATTGAATCCTATTCTTTCGCCGAATTTCCCGTATGAACTGTTTAGAATTAACTTGTAAACTTTCTCTAGTGGGTTTTTCTCTTTCTTTAGTTGTAATCTCTTGTTGTATAGGTTATAGATAACATCTTTGAAGATTCTATGTTTTGTTATTTTGAATTTCATTGTGTAGTATTGTCCCACTATTTTAATGTCTGGTATTAGTTCATGCTTTTCGTCTGCAAGTTCGAAATCAAAGAATGAGCCTCTGTTGTACATCATTCTGAGAAGCATCCCATTAGCTTTTGAAGCGACATACTTTCTGTCTTGTTTCAATGTGATTTTGTAAATGTAAACATACTTTGCATCTTCATTGAATTGTGTGCCCTTAAGTAGTGGTTCTTCGTTTACTTCAAAACCTTTTTGTGTTTCAACTAATTCTAATTCTGGCAACCAACTCATCATGAATGGATACATTGAATTGACGTCATACTTGTAAACTTTTTTGAATTTACCTAATTCGTTTGAGTCGAATAACCCGCCCTTATAAAGTCTCTTTAATGTTAGCTCTATCTCAGTGTATGATCTTAATCCTTTGACAAACTCTGACTGAACTTGTGAAATAATGTAAGTTATAGCGGTTCTTGGAAGCGTGGACTTTACTTTTATTCCAAAGAGACTGTTCTTTAGAAGCGCTAATTGGTAAGTGGCAATTACATCAAGTTTGTTATACCTAGCTATTTCTTGTATTGTCTTGGGATCATTGAAATCTAATTTGTCAAAATTAGCCCTTTTTTCTTTGTCTTCCTTCCACTCTTTCATTGTTTGTTCATCAAAGACTTGAAATCCCATTTCTTGTAGTTTGGTATAATACCTACTGTAGGCTTCATACAAACTCTCACTGTAGAATTGGAGTAGGTTTATTGAGTTTATTGATCTTCCATTATAGAGAATTTTGTAGAAGTTCTTGTATCTTTTTATTCTAAGGTTTTTAGTTGTGAAGTAGTTTTCTCCAGTGATTTTCTTTGCGAATTTTGAGTGTTTGCCTAGAAGAACATAATTAGCTAAACTTACTGGTAAATCATAATCTCCATAGAAGTATGTTTCTTCTGTTAAAAGATCAAGGGCATTTTTAACATCTTCTGGTTTTCTAATTATTACGTATTTGTATTCAGAACCATCATAAACTCCGAAAAAGATTTCTCTTCCGTTTGTCTCTATGTCGAATGCGCTAATTTGTCTTGGTTTTTCCTCTTCATTTTCCTCTAGTTTTTCATAATTGATTCTGTGTATAGTAAAGAATCCGCTTTTGATTTTGAATGAAGGGGTTAAGTCTGAAAAATCGTTTAACTTGTATTGGATCTTATCGTTTGCGTTATTGAGGATTTGTAGCATGTGTAAAAATAGTCTATTTAGGTTTAAAAAGATTTTGGTCTAATCGGGAGTTTAGGTATGAGTTTAAGAGTTGTTGTCCGTAATTACTATCGCATTGAAGGGGGAATACTTTCAAGTCGCCGGTTATCATTATACATTGGTCAACTGATACGCCTTTTCTTTCTAGAAGATAACGGTAAATGGAAGTTTGTTTTGTGGCATAAGCCAGGCTTCTGTCAGAGGATTTAATCTCTATTAAGAGTTTCTTGGAAGGTACATAAACGTCTGGTGTATAACAAATCTCTTTATTACCTATGTTGTCTCTATGGGACTGTTCTATAATAGCGTCTTTGAAAACTTGTTGAATTAGGTTCTCTATTGCTAAATGGTAAAGTTTTCCTCTAACTAACATTTCTTGTGTTGGAGGATCTCCGTAAGAGATCATGTTGGTAACGTGTACGCAATTGCTATCGAGATTGCTTGAAACAAGATTTTTGAGGGTTAATTCTAGATCTTTTATCATCACGATTTTTATTCATGAGTAAGAATTAAAAGTTTTACTTTTTGCTAAGATTGTTGGGCGAGTATGGGTTATTTGAAGGAGTTAATAAAAAGAGTACCAGAATTACCAGTTTGTGATGTGATTTCTTATGTTTATTACGGTATTGTTCCTTATGACCTAAGAATTAAAAACTTCTACTTTAGGGATTATTTACGCTCATTAACGGGAATCTACATAAATAAATACCAATACACAACTTTTGCTCAAAAGATAACTGGGGGGAATCATCCTAAAATAACATACAAAGGAGTAACTATAGGGTATGATAATGTTGAGCATTATGTTCATGTCCCAGATCTAATAGCTTCACTGATTCTTATTAATTACTCAATTAATGCTTATGTGGGGGGAAGTAAGGTATTGTTCTGGGCGGACAGTATGAGATCCGCTTCTATCTTTTATTCACTTGCTGATAGGGTTAGAACTCCATTCTATACTTGGGAGAAGAATCCAGAGTTTAGTGATAACTTGGAGACAATTCTTTACCTAATTGGTTATTCAGATGTTATTAAAAGGAACGGGGGAGTAAAAGTTACACCGGCGGAAATTGAGAGGAATAAGAAGTTTAAGACTTACTATTTCTTGCCTACGTTTTACACTGCCTATTATCTTCGAAATAAACATACATTTATTGAATCGCCAAACGTTATCCTTAAGGTTTACAAAGAAATTGAGCCAGAGTTGAAAGTACCAGACATACCTTTTAGTAAATTAGTGAAGAAGGCTAATGAACTAATTAAGGATAATGCGGAAGCGCTTTTCGATTAACTTTTACTTTTTTATAACCAAGTAAGATGATGACTCTCCCTCCAGTTGTTAGATACATACTAATCTTTGCTGTACTGATAGTATCATTATACGTAGGCTATAAGGTAATGAGGAAGTATTTTTCGGGGATAGTTAATGAGCCTACTCCTACTGACTGATGTTGACTTATTAATTAACTTAATTCTTCTCTTTCAAAAGAAGTTATCATTAAAGGAAGCTATAGTCTTTTCACTTGCGGTATTCGGTATTGTTGAAGCTTATTACTACTGGAAGAATCGGAGTAGTGAGTCTGAATAAAGCTTAAATACTTTTTTCTTCAACTATTTATCTATGATCTACATTTTAGAAGGGCTTGATGGGACTGGAAAAACGTCTTTTGCGAGTGAATTAATTAAGTCACAAGTTTTTTCTAGACCCATGTACGTATACTTTTCAAAGGAAGACAGTTACGAGAACACAAAATTAGCATGGGTTTCTCTAATAAAAGAACTAAGTAAGCTAAACTTCAACATTATTATGGATAGGTCAATTATCTCAACAATAGCTTATCACTTTACTTACCGCCCAAGTAAGGAGTATGAGAACTTCATAAGGAGTGAGTTAGAAAGTGTGCTTAATTTAGATCCTTCTAAGGCGGTTTTCATTCATTTTGTTAAGGTTCACGATTCAAAGAAGTTGTTGGAGTATGCTAATAGGGTGAAGAGTATAAGGGACAATTACCACTTACTCATGAGAATTTTGAGAGAAAAAGGGTTTAATGTTATTGTGAATGGGGGACAAAAAGACTTTAATCTATTTTAGATCTTCTCTTCAAACTTCATAAGGCAATCGGTTATTTTTTCGAAAGTGTATGACTCTTTATAGCATTCTTCTTTTATTAGGCTAAAAATAAAATCAACTAATTCTTTATCGTGGTCTGAGATTTGTGCTGTCACTTTCTTAGCAAATAGTGGACCATGCTCAATCAGTTCTATTTCCCTGTCAAGTTTTTGGAGTAAGTAATCGTCTGCTTTTTCTGGTTCTCTTATTAATTTGTGTTTCTTCATTAGCGCATAAATTTTTAAGGTATTCAATCTTTTTCACCGCCTTCATTTTTAGTTGAATAAACGCTTCTTTTCCTTTTAACCATTTGTTATACTCCTTCATTTTTTCTTTATACTTCTCTGGTACATAGGGTACTGGTGGGGTTACCGAGTAATGTTCTAATTCTTTATCCTGAACCATTTCGTTATTCTCATAACAATAGTCTATTACTTCACCGTTTTCTTCATTTATTAGGAATCCGTCTTTGCAAATCATTCTTCTCAACCTTTGTGAGAGTTGCTTTGGCTATCATGGTAACCAATAAGAGTTGGAAATCTTCATCATTTAGGCATTCCATGGCTTTGTCTAGAATCTTTTTAAGTTCTAGATAAACTTGATAGCATTCATCTCTCATTTAAACCACCTTATCCATTACTAGTTTGAAATCATTCAATTGGTTAATAAAATGACAGAATAGCCATTCGCCTTCTTTTGGTTTGCATGAGGGACAAATAATTTCAACCGCCACTGGTTTTCCCATTTTATTGGGGCATAATGATCTACAACCTTCTAATTTACTACTTTCTAGTTCTTGTTGGTTTTCATACACTTTTATGATCACGTCTCCAAGGCGGTACATTTTCATAAGAATTCTCCCCCATTGTCTCCAGAGTATTTGCTTTGCCCCTGGTTTTCATTTTCTCCGACTGAAAATCCTTTTCCAAACATTCCTAATAGTGGTAGTAATTGGTTAAATAGATTAGCAATTTCTGGACTTCTTAATAACTGTATTATCTTATCAAGCGCTGATGGTTCTGCAAGAGATGCTAATTGTTTTGATAATGAGGTTACTTGTAGAGAGGACTGACCAATTAGATTCAATTGTAATGCGAACCATTGTGGTAACTTCATTGCAAGAAGATCTAACATTGCCAATACTTGTTGACCTGAGACATAACGTAGTTGGTAAGTTTGAATCATTTCTCTGGCTAATGCGAATACTACATCCGTTTCTTTCATTCCCTTTTGCTTTGCTAGATTCTCTATAAATTGAAGTTCTTCATCAGTGAAAAACTTCTTAAGTCTTTCACTCATTTTCACTCTCCTCTTTCTTTTGGGTTAATTCAGTGAGGTCAGTTAATAACTTGATTAAGAAGGGAGCTAATTCGTTAATTATTTGATTTAAATCTTCTCTGCTTAATTCAACCTCTTCTTCAAAATCTTCATTATCGTTCTCTTCTTCATAAAAACAGATGGAGATACACTTACGCACTTGATTCACCCTCTTGAATAAATTGTGCTAGAAATTCGTTTCTATTAACGCCTAATCTATCAAGTGCCTTTAACACAACTTCCATTATAATTTTCAAATCGTCAAGATCAAACGCTATTGTAGACCTTATCGGTGAATCGGTAACTATTCCGACAATCAAGACATAGTCTCCGTTAATTTTAGCCGGTAGGGAGAATGATCTCTTCATGTTTTCAATTGTTTTGATTTGTTGTTTTACTTCCGCCGGTAGAAAACTAGATAGTTGTTTTGCCTTTTTAATCATTTCTTCCGGAACCAAAACGTTTCCACTAGGCATGGTCAAATAGAAGTTATTTTTACTTCATAAATCATTTCCTGGAACCCTCTTTCAGTAACATTTTTCTTATTGGTAATAACTTCTTTACTTGATGATAGCTCATAAAGAAGAAGTTCTAAAATTTTTAGATAAAATGAACTATAATTTCGCATTGTTAATCAAAAAAGGTGACAAGATAATAGACGCAATACTGTTTGATGTGGCTCAACCAAGACTGTTTGATCTAGTGTTAAAGTACAAAGAGTTTGTTAAACTGTTCGGAGAGGAAGTGTCTTTCGAAATTCTAAATAAGAAAGGTGAAACAATTAACGTATTAGATGTGCCTATCATTTTCAATGAAGAATCGACACATAATAGGAGTGAACCTATGTATAGGGGTTATCAATGACTATGATAACATTTCTCACAACTACTCAGAATGGAAGTTATGATAGACTTGCGACAAGACAAGCTGTATTTCTTAAACAAAATCTGAATGTGGATTCTCAAATCATACGAATGGCGCAAACGCAGTTAGTACCAGTAAAGGGTTCTCATGTAATCATTTACACTACTTTCAACATTTATCCAGTTTTAATTAATAAGTATAGACAACAGTTGGAAGGTAAGAAATGTGTGGCTTTATTAGATTCCGCATTAATGACAATACCTTATAGGAACCCAGTTTTCAAAGATCCTATTTGTACTGTTTATACAACTTCAAGATTTAATCAAGAGAATTTTGCTACACTGGGCGTTAGTATACCCTACATTCCACATTTTATACCAGATCCTAACCCAGAAGGTAAACTAAAGTCTCTCTCAGAACGACAATACGATTTTATAACAGTAGGCATTAATGAAATGGATTTTGATAGGAAAGGGCATTTTTGGAACTTTTTAGTTCAGAGATGGGGATTTAAGGCAATCTCTGTATGCAAGTTTTACTGTTTTGGTGATCATAAACAAGACTTACCAGATGAAGAATTATGGTCACTTTATGCAAACACGAAATGGTACTTGGGTACGTCACATGCGGAGACTCCGCATTTGCCATTATTAGAAGCTTATGCTTTTGGAACCCCGGCGGTATACATTAGCGCCCATGAGTTTAGGTACATAGGATTTGGTATTCCAATTTCACCGGCATACATTAATGTTAAAGGCACTAAGAACTTTTATTTTGCCGAGATAAATACGGAGTCTTTCATTCAAGCTGTAGGTAAGGCAATGAGAATGAGTGAAGGTGATTATAACTCACTCTCTAAGCAAGCTAGGCGCTTTTTCGAAAACAATTATTCCCTTAATAATAGAGTAGATGAGTTTAGGGCGCTTTTTGATGACTCAATGTAAACCACTTTCATTTTTTCTACGAAATGGAAGGATTATAAAAAAGACTGACTATGGTAATTACATTCGTTACGAGATCATTATAAGAAACCAGAAATTAGCTATTCTTGATTGTAAGGATAATCAATGTATCGAAATTGCTTCTTTTGATCTTACGAAGATTAATAAGAAGAAATAAGGTATGGAGAATTTCATTTTGCTTATTGTTGGTTTCATTTATGGCGCTGGTGGAGTGTTATTATACAGTGTTTACAAGGAAGTTAGGGAGATGAAACAGATCTTTGAACAAATTCTTTCTCAAATGCAAACTAAAGATTATGAAGAAACTAATGATTTTATGTAGTCTTCTTTTAGACCACTCTTTTCGTTAATCTGGTCTCTATCAGACTACTCTATCTCTTTGCCAATCTGGTTATCCATACGGTGAAGTCATTTAGATACCTAAACGTATCCATTATCCAATGCCCAAACCCTCTGATTACATACTTTGCTAAGGTAAAGAGAACATCAAATGTAATTCGGGTTAATGCTTTCAAGATCTGACCAAGAAGATCAGAGATTCCTAGGAAATTCGCCATGCTATCTTATTACTGATTATAAGGTGAGAATAAGTAAGTGATTATTCATGGCTCAGTTTCTTGGTCTTGGTGACATTGGCGGTAATCTTGTTTATGAGCTTATTATGATTCTTTACAAGATCTTCAAGTTCATTTCACTCAAGATTTTAGATGGACTTGGTAACTTCATGGAAATTGCTTTGGAGTATCTAGTGAAGTTTGTTTATCAGATCACAAGGTTCATACATAGGTAACCATTTTATGCGGTTATAAGAGTGAGAAGAAATGGGTGAACAAGTACTTGACTTTAGAGGTTTATTTGATGAGAGAGGAAATCCTATTACAAAGCGAAAAAAGGCGGTAGAACAAGTGGAAGAAGTGGTAACTCCTGAGGAGAAAACTAAAGTTGTTACTGTAGAGAAACCTGTTTACATTCCTGTTGAAAAGAGAAAGTTAAAACGTAAGATAACTTTTGCTCCTGAAGATAGTTTATCTACTGATGATGTTTTTGCTCCCAGGGTTTACTATGATTATAACTTCTCTCCTTTTGACTTTCTTTCGAGAAGTAGAACATTTGCTCCCAGAATGTCTTACGATTACGAATACGCCCCAGAGGACTTTAGTTCTTATTCAGAGGTTTACTCTCCTTCAGAAAGTTATGACGATACATTTGCTCCTAAGTATAGGAACTTTAGGAAGTCTGTTTACTCTCCATCCACAGTTATTAAAAACAAATTTGCTCCAAAAGTTACACAAAGAATTAAATTCAAACCTAGACTATTTGATAAGTTGTTAGCTATCTTTGCTCCCGAATCTATACTTAAAACTAAGGAGAATGTTAAGTATAAGCCATACAATTATCAGTACCAAGAAACGGCTATTATAGATACTTATAATCCAGAACAGATAACAACTGTTGAGAAGTTTTCCCCTAAAGATGAGAGTAACTTTAACTTGAGAATTGCTCCAGAGACTGACTTTTCGATTAAATTAAGTCCTCCTCCAATCTCATTTACAAGTGTTGACTACTATGGTATTTTAAAAAAGATCATAAGATGATGTAGATGTCTAACACTTCATTTGCTTTACGATTTTCACCTAGAATTGCTAGATTTCTAGGAAATGCTTACGCTCCATCATACTCTGCTAAGAATACTTTTGCCCCTGCTAACAGTAGATTAACAAATTCTGTTTATGCTCCAGGCGTTGCTATTGGTAATACATACGCCCCAGCGACTGGTAGAGTGAGCTTTAATGCTTATTCACCATCATACTCTTCAAGATCTAATTACTCACCATCAACAGATTTAGCTACTGATACAAAGTATAGTCCATTCTATGAAGGTAAGTTAAATTACTCTCCTAGACTATGGTACAGTAATGATTATAATCCATTTGCTTACATTAGCAAAAGAAGAGTGTATGCGCCATTTGATTACTACGACTTTGCGAGAAAGATAGATTATGCCCCTACTGACATCTACGTGAAAATGCCCAAAATAAAAATAGATGATAGTGCATTAAGGTACTTGGCTGATTATAATAGATTTATAGTTAATCTTCTGAGGGTGTTGTGACATGAGCTTAATCGGACTTGATTTATTTGACTTTGTTAAAGGAATAGTCTTACTAGCATTAACCAGTGGCGCTACGTATGCTATTGGTAAGCAATTCTTCTCCAGTAATTATTGTGCTATTGCAAGAATTATTCAAGCGTTATTACTGTTTGCTTCTTCATTCCTCTTTGATAGTGCCGGTGCTTTGATTTTAGGAGTTATAGTACTAATAATTGGTGTAGGTAATTATCTGGCTGAGACTAATAGTAAATTCGCTTTCCTGGATCCCAATTTAGCTTAAGGTGATCAAAATGGAGTATGTGGAACCTTTAGCCCCCTTATACGGGGGAGAATACTCAACAACTGGAATTGTAACACTAAGTGTAGGAATAGCTTTACTAGTGTTAGCTAACGCTTTTGCTTATGCCCTAGTAAAAGCTTTCGGAATACAGTCATACTATGGAAGACTGTTAGGCGGAATAGTATTACTAGTACTATCCATGTTACTGACACTGTCAACTAACTCAATTAATAAATTCAGAGGAGCCTTTACATTTGCTATCGGAGAAATTATCATAGGCGGACTTGACGTAATTAATGACAAGTCCGGCTGGTCTCAACCAGTAGTATCTCCAACAGTTGGATGTCAAGGAGGCGCATAATCTAAATGAACCCTTATCTCTTCTCACTAGTACTACTGATAGGTTTAGGACTTGAAGTATTCCTCTACATTAAGTTATACACTAATAGTTCATACAACATCTTCAACCAATTGTAAAGAGTATTTAAATTATTGTAAGGTGACCAGTATGGATCCCTTCGTAAGTATGTTTCAAACATTCCTAGAAGTGCTAACGGCTACTGTATTAGCATTTACAGCTTATGAAGCCTATGAGCGTAGAATGGAAAGGCAAGAAAAAGGAGAAGCAATGAGAGATCTAATTGACTTGCATAGAATGAGGACTATTGGAGACGTTATAGAGAAGCAAGAAGAGACAAAAGAGAAGCAAGCTCAAGGTAAATAAGATCTCATAAGGTATGGAACCAATTCACTTCAAGTGTGAGAAGGTAATTAGGCTTTTTTATCCAGATCTTTTTCTATGTTTGGATGATTACCCAGGGGCAGGTTACGCATTTACAAGACCTCCTCTTGAGGTTATCATTGATAAGAAATGTCCAGAAGGATGGGAGAAGAAATCAATTTACTTCTCTCCTTACGTTTTGTGTACAAAATTAATTAACCGCCCAGTTGAGCTTACCTATGAAAGAAATGGAAAATTTTATCATGTTCTTCTCCAGTGAGCAAAGATTTATTTGTTTTGACACAACTCTGATAATGATGAATCATGAATTATGAAAACTTAGATAAATTCATGAATTTCTTAAAAGAGAATGTAAAGATTGTGAGAGTTGGAGTAGTGTTTGATGCGTTAAAACATGATAAAAGATTCAAAGAATTCGTTGGAGTGAAGAAGTTAAGAAAATCTGCAATTTATAATTACTCACAAAGAGGGATAATTCTAGGAAAAGGATCATTAGTGGTTTATGATCCTGATGAAGTGAGGAGAATAGCGGATAACTTCTTTAAAGATTCTATAAGATCATGATAGACGAGATCCTAAATGCGATAACAATACGACTTCTGACCCAGATAGTTACTTTTACCCCAGAAGTGAAAAGAAGTGTTAGTATAGACATTAGTCCTAAAACTAGGTTTAGAATAGAATAAAAGGTGATTTAAGTTATGTATCTTTTTTATGTTCTCCTTTCTTCTCTTTTTCTTTCCGCTTTGATTTACGTTATTGGTAAAAGTCACCCTAATCTATTCATGTTCATAAGTTTATTTGTGAACGTTGTTACAATTCTCTACTTAGTCTTCAAAGACTATGGTCAATACATCATTGCTAAACCAATTAACACTTAAATACCCCAATAAGGTGAGTACTATGGCGAATGAAAAGACCCTATTTTACGCCCTATTAGGTGTAGGAGCAATTATCGTAGTCCTATCGACAACTGGCTATCTAAATAACGCTAGTAATCTATCAATAGCAATTTTATTTGCCGTCTTTGCTATAGCAATTGCAAGTGTTTATGAATTCAGAGAACCTGAGATAGTTGTCAAACCCGCTAAACCAACATTTGAGGAGAAAGTTATAGGGTGATCTATTTTTAAACTCTATTAAGGTGATAACGCATGAGTCATAAGCAAGGTGGACACAAGACTAAAGGCTTAGTTTTTCCAAGTAACTGGACTGGCAAATGGTTATACAGGGCTATTATTAACACTCCTAAGTGGCAATTAAATTCAGTGCTAAATAGCTATAAGTTCAATCAATGGATAGCTTTCGAGTCTATGCAATTAAACGGATTACAATTAAGCCCCAGAGTTTCTCCCGAGACTAACTTCATAAGATCAGTTGAAGTTGGTATCGCTGTGAGTGAGGCTGGTAAACAGTATGAATCAGTACCCCATAAGGTACCACTAGAAGATAAGGTTAGGTTATTGAAGGAAGAACTAGAGGTTCCAATAATCGGTGACATGGTAAGATCAATGACCCAAGCCGTGTTACCTGGTCCCATGCCAGTTATGTATCCTAACACGGCTGAAGTTGAAACTCCAGTTGAGATAAAAGGTAAAGAAATACCTATAGAATTTAAAGAAGAAGGTAAAGAAATACCCGTTATGGCTGTAGGGTGAGGTAAATGGCTAGGAGACATAAGAAGTCTAAAAGTGATGTAGTTCAAATTAACCCAGACGCCACTATAAATTACGTTATGGGCATACTAACTGGCGCTAACGCATACATTGACGGGTTATTATCTGGAGCAAACATGTATAATGCATGGGTAATGCAAGAGATGAGCTTAGAAGGTAAACCAATAGGTACCTATAAGCCAGACTCACTTAGAGACTACATAGATAATCTAAAGAATACCAATCCAAGATTATACTCTCTAATGAAGACTGATCCTAAGGTATTTATTGATGAACTTCAGAAGACTGGACAACTTGACGCATTCCTAGGCGCAACTAACTATGCCAGACTTGCAAAGACTGACAAATACATGATAGAAGCCGGAAGAAAGTATCGTGACACTGTACCATCATTAGTAAAGAGCAAATCTCCTGACACTGGATTAGCATTTTTACAACAATACGCACCTTATGGCGGAATGACCATGGCAAGATTAGGCAACATCTTAAAAACCGGTGTTAAGGTAGAATGAAGGTGATCTAAAGTGGTAGAAATAGTTGGATCAAATTATTTTAACTTCCCCCCAACAACTCTAATTGTTCTAGCCTTAGGCTCCGCTATTGCGTATAAATTCCTATCAAACATAAGTACTAATCCTTACGTACCTGCAGTATTAGGTATTATACTAGTCTTCCTAGGACATGGAGGTGTTATAAGTACCATAGGTGCTGGAATAACTGGATTAGCAATCTCAAGAGCTATAGGTAAAGACGTATTTAACTTCTTAAGTAAGGTGAGTTAAAATGGCGCTAGTTGAAGCCGTAGAACCAATTATTTATGGAAACACAAAAACTGGAATCTCATTTGATTCTATTACCGGCGCTATTATCGCTGGAGTTGTAGTGGGGCTTGCTAAAACCGCATTCTTAGGTAAATTCCCAGATTACGTTGAGGTTTTAATAGGTGTAGGATTACTATTCATGTACGGACAATACGATTTACTAAGAGGTATTGGATTCGTATTAACCGCTGACGGAATCTATGGCTTAATAAAGAATTACATAAGCACATCAAGCTAAACTCTTTTTTCACCCCTATTTCTACTTCTTTTTTTAGATGATTATAAGATGATAGATTATGTCCCTAGTCGAGAGTATCAATAAATTTCTATCCTTTGCTGATCATGATTTAATTGTATACGACATTATTCTTGGATCTATTTTAGGTGGAATTGGAGTAAGTTTTAATCAAGCTTCYCTTATAGATGATTTTCCGAACATTATTGAACTTATTATAGGATCTATGATGTTATTAAATAAAGGATTTGAACCATTTTTAAGAAGTCTAGGATTTGTACTCACCGCTGACGGTTTTAGTTCACTTGTTAATAAGGTATTTACATCAGAAGAATGTAAGAATTGTATACCTTTTGATTGCTTAATTGCGCCACTTCCAGCAGATGTTGTTTATGCTAATTCCGAATCTAATGATCCTCCATTAATTGCAATAGGTCCTAGAGTTTTCTTTAATTTGCAAAAACCAGAATGTAGAGAGTACTTTGAGAGACTTCAGAAATACAATGAACAAAACTTTTATAAACGGTTCATTCATCACAGGTATTTAGGTGAATCTATTGCAATTGATCCAAATCAAAACCAAACAATTAGTGAGTCCGAATTTTCCGAATCCACATCCTCTGAATGATGAATTTCCCGATTTTTTATTATTCAGTAAGACATGAACTGGAAGACAATTCTCATTTATCTACTTATCTTTGTGGCAGGTATTGTAATAGGTAAAATAAGAATTAATGTTAAAATGAACAAAGGTTCTTGCCCAAGAGATCTTATTGATAAATACAAACAACAGTTAAATGACTCCGAGAGTAGTGATTATCTATGACAGTTGAAGGACTTACTATCCTTAGATCTCCTACATTCCTTACGATTATTGTTCTCTTAATGATAGTATTCGGTATTGCGATAGTGGCTTTGCTAACGCAATACGTATAAGGCGATAATACATGAGCCTAAAGGAGAAGATTCTTGACAAAGTAGAGGATTTTCTGAAGACAATAATCATTAAGTACTGGTACATTGACCTAACTATCACAATCTTTGCCTTCTTGATTCTTTACCTAATCGAAAAATTTAGGAAGAATAAGGTATGAGTTGTCAGATTTACCCAAGCCAGATGTGCCCAGGGAAAGCTTACAAGAATTGTAAACTTAACATAATGAATTTCTGGGAAGTCATTTGCATTTACTATTTTGCTTTACAAGGCTCATTTTTAGGAATTCTAGTTAACTTACCCATCTTAGTTACCACTTTACCTTTGTTACCCCCCGCATTATTCTTTTACCTAATGTACCTCTTTGCATTGCCTCTAAAGGACATTTTCAACATTTTCTTCCCATCATTAGATCCTATCCTAATACCAATACTAATCTTCTTTCTAGTAGGAGTCTCCAGGGCAAGACTTAGCAAAGTATTCAAATGGAGATGATGAATAGTGGCGGAGATAGGAGAGTTTTTAAAGAAGTATGCGGGTTTTTGCGGACTTCTACCCCCCTCAGTTGATAACAGTTTACTTGATTTTCTTGCTAATTTACCTATCATACTAGTATTCCTAATAACCATGCCAGTGAGATTCTTCATTTGTATTTTTGCGGGCTTAGCAAAGGTTAACCCAATTTGTGTTTTGATTAATCTCTTACCGCCATTGGCAATTGCTATTCCATTTGTTACTGCACAAACTCCGCCAGTTTGTTCAACACAGTGTCAATACTGCCAGTCCGGAAAAGGTGAGTGTTTAAACTATAACCCCACAATTGCAAAGTACTTCACACAGTGTGAAAAACAACTTTCTGTATTGAATAAGATCTTTTGCCTAGTAGGTATTATTATTGCTGATGTATTGAACCCTATACTAGCTTTCATTAACCCACTTATCTACTTAGCAATACACAAAGTCATTTGCTTAAACACGAACCCATGTATTTGTGGACTGTAAGGTGATGTAAATGAGTTGTGTTTCACAATCCGCCGGAAGTTTACCCCCATTATGTCAATGGTCAGGTCTTGAACCTATTTGTAAGATCCCTCCTAGTCAACAGTTTCAACAAATTCACTGTCCACTAATTACAAAACATAGATCATCAAAACTTTGTGATTTATTACCCCCTGGAGTAACCGATTCCATCTATGATTTTCTTGCAAACTTACCCATAATACTTTTATTCGTAGCTAGTGTACCCGCCAGATTCATTTACTGTATTGTGTATAACTTTCTCTTGAATTTTGATCAGTTTATACTAGGTATTGAATACTCTATCATTAATCCCATTCTAGATTTTTTTACCGCCCCACTCGTTTATTTAGCTGTAGGACTAACTGATGGTGAAAATAATTCCGCCTTTTCACCTCCCTATTTGATAGGCGTATTAACTGATGCATGCTTACCTGGTATAGTAAGTGGAATCTATCAAGCAATAGGCGACATCTTCTACACTATTGGTTATGGTATTGGATTTATACTAGGGCTCTTTATTGATCTGTATGACATTATCCTATACTCTATTTGTACATTAGTAACATTTGGATTAACTTTTGGTTTATGCTTATCATACGACATTGTAGGTATCTTCAAAGGTGCCGGAGGATTAAAGTTTACAATCTATCCATTCTCATTCCTTGCCGGATTATTACAGAATTACATTAATTGTGGATGTGTATTAGGTAGTTATCCAACGGCATACATAATCCTTTGCTTAAACTTTGGCGGTTCATGTCCAAGTTGTTGTCCATGCGGTGTTGGTTTTACTCCTCCTGCATGCCCAGCAATACCTAATGGCACACCTCCATCACCAGTTAATCTATCAGTTACTGGTCAAGGATGCGTAAGTGAGTATCCACACAGCGAAAATGGTTCTGGAGGTAGTGGAGGATCGGGTAGTGGAAGTGGAAGCGGGGGTTCAGGCAGTGGAGGAAACTCAGGAAGTGGAGGATCAGGTAGTGGAAGTTCAGGTAGTGGAGGAAACTCAGGAAGTGGAAATAATGGTTAACAATGTGTCAAACTATCGAATGGAAGTATTGTATGTAGTAACGTGAACCAGTAAACGAAGTTATTTTAAAATACGGTAAGATAATGAGCTACGCTAACAATAATGGTTCTCTTTCAGTCCCCCAATACATTTCAACAATTGATCTTACTACAGAAACTAAACCAAAGTTTGTAAAGTACTTCTACTACACAGTCTTCAATTTTGCCAAACAATACACTAACCCACTTATCTTACCTTTCCCTATAACACTAGAGATAATTTATCATGGAGACATAGACATTGGGGCAAACCTATTCAGTTCAAAAACATTCGCTGTAGAAGAAGTTAGTGGAAGTAAATTCCACATTAGCGGACAAGGAACCGCTTACTTTTGGTATAGGTATGGTCACATTGACCCCGCTTCATTTGATCTAATAGCTCAGACGGCGATTAGTAATAAAGACTGGTTAGTATTAGATGCTATCCTACACACTAGATCATTCATAGAAGCAATTGATTTCCTAGTTAACAATCCACAAACCTGGACAATTATAGCTGAAGGTTTAGACTGGCAATTGAACGAAATTGGCGCCCGTGACTTATTCGCTTACCTAACAAACAATTCTTACGATACCAGAAAATTAGCCCAATTCTTGACCATCTTAGCTTACATTGACCCAGACGTTTTAGTTAAAGTAGGAATACCAGTTTACACATGTGATAACCCTAATAAAACCTTTGAGAAGTACCTAAACTACTTACCCGCCTCTCCATTAGTTCCAATCTACTCTGAATTAAGTGAACAATCCTCTGAGATAAGTGAACTATTCATACAAACTTCTGAACTTAGTGATGATGTACTTGCCCTAATGGCTCAAATAGTAAAAATCTACTATCAACTCTCAGAACAACAGAGTGAAATTAGTGAACTTAACATTGAGTCATTAATACACTCCTCTGAGATAACACAATTATTCTTTATCACTTCAGAACAGAGTTTTCAAATCAGTGATCTCTTTACCGAGACTAGTGAGATAATCTTTAATCTAGATCAGTTATCCGAAAATCTAATCCTATTTACCAATGCAGGGCAGATAATCAATAATTTTCTAAAAATGGTACACTTATTTAAAGCTGTTCTTATAATCCTTAAAATCTTACAACATGCAGTGAAAACTATTGCCCCTGTTAGTGAATTAGGTATACTGACTGATTTAGGACAATTATTAGATAACATTTTAGGAATGACTAGTGAATCTATCTTTTACTACACTAGTGAACTTGACATTAGAGGAATAATACAAACATTAGTGAATTTGATAAATCAATTGTTAGGAATTAACATAACTTTATCATCAGAATGTTGTGAAGAACAAGAAGAAAAAGAGAAGAAGAAAGAGAAGGAAAAGGAGAAGAAGAAAGAAAAAGATGATGATGATGATCAACAAAACAATAACAACAATGATCAAAACGGACTAGGATTAGGTCTAGGACTAAATTTTGGACTTAACTTATAACCAATAATAAGGTGAGTTACCATGGAAGTTCTCATCTTGATTATAATCTTTCTATTAATTCTCACTTACACAACCTTCAACTTCAAGATTAATTTCGTAATTAATAACAAAGAAGTAACCTTCAGTGTAAGAGAACATACAACCAGTGAATCCAGTGAATCTTCATGAGCAAAAGAACTGTTCACAATTTTGAGAGAGCCGTACATTTAGTTATGGAAGGTGATCCCTTAGGCTGTGATCTCATTCACCTCTATTACAGTAAAAGTCCTTCACTTAATGCTTTCATAAATTATCTTCTTTGTTTTTATTGCCCATGTAAACCCCCACTAGAAGTTTGTTACAAAAGCGTGAAATACTTATACGACACTGAAAAACTTTCTCCAAGTGAATACGCATTCCTTATCGAGAGGTTAAGAAAATGGAACCATTAACCCTCCTTATAATTATAGGAGGCGTAATACTTGGAAATGAACTCATTATTAGCCTATCTAGGTCTTACCGTCTACATAATCATAAGATGGCTTATCGAAAGCATAAACATAAAACTCAAGAAAATTATGAGACTTTTGCGTCAGATAAAAAGAGAACTTAGAAGTTGTAGAAAAGCTTAAATAGGATTTTAACAATTTATTATTTGAGCAAACATGGCACAAGTTGAAGAAAAAATCCAGGTAAAAGAAGCATTAGATTTAATAGAAGAAGTTTTTGATAATCTTGAAGATTTAGTTTTTAACGTTGAAGAAAAAGTAAGGCATAACCCAAACATACCATACCTTTATGATTTTATTGATTCCTTATACAAAGTCGTAGGTACCACTAAGAGTATAATCGAATACATAATGGACAACATACAACCCCAAGACATTTACTCCACTTTAGATTTCTATAGGTCATGGTTAGCATACATTCAAAGGTTACTATACGCAAATCTTAAGGATCTCAACATGACTGAGAATGTAATGGGTACTGTGACTTACATTATCGCTAACTTATACAAATCTTTTAGAGAATTCAAGAAAAATAACGAGAACAGACAAAACAAAGTTGAAGGTATAGTTCTTAACCCTAATACTCCCATACCCACACGTGAATTATAACCTTTTTTCTTTCTTCTCTCCTTCTTCTTAACCAAAAACTTTAAATACTTTTTCTGACTAATTTTTACTCAGACCCAAAATGAATAAAACCCTAATTGGTCATTTAGATGTAAGTTCTTCAAACCTAAACAACTTGGCATACAAGATCTACAGTACTATAAAAGGTATGATAGAGAATTTCGACATGGTAGATAAAAGGGCTATTGTTTACATGCTCAAGACATACAAAGAGGCATTCGAAATAACACTTTCCGATTTCGAGTTTGTACTAAATGAGTTACCCACAGAGGATAAACTGTATCCATACATTGATTACCTGGTAGAGAACTTAAAATACGGATTTGACGCCTTAGACGAATTAATCTACATTGTTGATAGAGAATTTGATGAAAGGAATGATAACTTCAAGAACTTGATAAAGGAGACATTGAGTTTCTTGCAAGACATTACCTATTGTGTACATAACTGGATTAAAGAACTTAGAGACATGTTAACAAACACAAACCAGACTGAAGAAGAAGAAAACTCCAACGATTCCGAATCAGAGGAAGATTAAAATTTTTTCTTTTTATTACTTCTTTTCTTGGTGATCTTGGATGAATGATACGTTTTATTATGAATTAAAAGAGAATGTCTCTAACCTTAAGAGTCTATCAAAAAAGTTGTACGATTATGTAGATACCTTACTAACTCCCAATTTATCAGTTGATAAAGGTATACTAATCAACATGTTAAGAACATTCGCTAATCAAGTTGACATAACTTATTATTATTTCGAATTAGTAGAAACCAAAATCGATTCTGATGATCCCCTTAGCCCAGTTATTAGTACTTTGAGGGAGTGTTAATGGTTATTGGTAACTCAGTAGATCTTTTAATTGATTTGATAAATGAGAACTTTGATGGTAATGATAACGCTTATAAAAACCTGGTCAGATACATTCTTAGGTTAATTGATTGTTCGGTCACTGACATACAAGATAGTGTATTCATGTTCAAACAACAATCTGATACTGATGATAGTGAAGATAATTGATTTTTATAGGTGATTAAGACATGAGCGAATCTAAAAGAAAGTATTATCTTCCTTATGAAGTTAGACAAYACTTTGATGCGGTTGCCGGAAGAATAAAATACATGATTTGCCAATTTGAACATGAACATGTAACTGGTCCTTATGACGCCGTTATTTTATTTGATGGATTATTGCTACGATTAAAAGACTTAGCCGAGAATGATTTCATTGATGAGAGAATTGAGCAAGTAAAGAATGTTTATTACCAAGTAGGAAAGTTCAGTGATAACATTGTATGGAATTATGAAGTACACAGATACTATCACCCTGATGAAATTGTTGACTTTATAGAAGTTATTTATGACTCTCTCAAAAAGATTTATGAAATCGAGTAAGATAAAAGGTGATCCGCATGATAGAGGAAAACGTAAAAAAATTTAACCAGATTATTGATGATCTACTTGAAAGGTCAAAAAACACCTATGTTTATGATCCTGACATTTACAAAGACATACGAAACGCTCAGATCTTTCTTGTAAAGTTTGCTCAGTCTGACATTAATCCGGAGTGTATAGACATTCTACATAAAGCTTTCCAAACGCTTTCTGACGCTTATTATGTTGTGAGATGGTATGTCAAACAAGACAAAAGACATGTAGTTAGAGTATTAAAGGAGAAATTCAATACGGCTAAAGACCTAGTCTCCGGTATTAACTCTGAGATTTGTGGTGAATGATCTTAAGATACCAAAAACTTTTTTAACCTCTTTTTCTATTTATTTACTTGATCAACATGTCCATGAAAGAATTCGTTCAAAAGTTAGACGAAATTCAAGCCAGTTTTTCTTCCCACTTCCCATTAGTTATCATAAACTCAAACTACAAAATAGACAATGGAATTGTTATTTTCGGTAAGAAAGGTTGGTTAAGGATTAATGAATCAGTACCGATAATGATTAACTACGGTTCACTCATTTTATTAGACACTCCAAAGAATTACATGGTAGGAGTTTACAAAAACGTTAACGGCGGGAGAAAAATTAAATCCTATTCACCTTCCAGGTCACAGAAAGCTTTAAATAATCCCAGTAAGATAAGAACAAAACAGACAAACAATGATACAACAATCCAACAATCCAATAACACAACAAGCACAAACACAAAACCTAGCTCAAACACAAACACTCAACAATAATACCCACTCACAAACCGAAAGTTTTTTAAACCTTTACCACACACATTATAACCAGAGACACATGACAACAACTCATGACACAAATACCAAAAAGCTTAAATACCAGTTTCACACAATACATTCACAGAGAATCATGACAACAGTTACACAGAAACCCTTCACCGCTTCACCTTACATTTTTTCCACTACCCTTAGAACAACACAAACAGACGGTAATAACGCTATCAACTCTCACTCACATACTCAAGCAGGTTACAACAACAGTTCAGAAAGATTTTTATACTTGATTTGCACATACATTACTTGAGAAAAAAGAAATGCCCCGAAAGAAAAGGGGCGAGACATAAAAATAATAAGAGAGAATAAATAATAATTAGTTAGGGATAATCTAATTAATAGAAATCTAATGCTCTACTGTCTCCCCCTTGGGGGGA